TGTGTTGACCACCGTGTAGACGTAGTAGAACGTCCCGGTCAGGCCCGTCGCAGATCCCGCCGCCACCGTCGGTGCGACCAGCGGGGCAGGTACCCCGATGCGGTACACGTTGGCGCCAGGGAACGGCGCGGAGCCCGTAGTCGCGATGGCCGACGTGGTGAACCACGGGCCGTCCGACGTCTTCGTGAAGTAGACCCTGCCGTACTGATCGTTGGGCACCGGGCTACGGACTACGTCCACGTCCTCGGTCCACTCGAACCACGTGCTGCCGTCGTACCGGAAGATAGACTCCGGCATGGTCGCCGCGGTGATGGGCACGATGCCGCGCAGCCCGTTGACGGGGCGCAGCGACTCGCGCCACAGCCTGGTGTTGCGCGCAACCTGCGCGTTCTGATCAGGCAGGTAGCGTGGGTTGAGCGCCGGCAACGCGCCAAGGAAGCCGCGCAGTCGGATCGCGGCCGGCATCAGTACGACCCGGGCGCGTTGTACCGAACCGTGCGGTTGATGCCGCGCATGTTGCCGTCGCCGGCGTAGGTCTCGTAGACGTCGATCAGGTCTTCGAACAGGGTGCGATAGAACTGCGACGAGTTCGCGCTGCTCAGCGCGTGGCCCGGAGTGGCGTAGACGAGCATCAGCGCGCCGCACTCCAGCGCGTCGTTGAACCGCTGCACGATGTCGTCAGGGATCGTGGTCGCGTCGCGCGTAGGTCGTAGCACGAGGCGCGCAGCCAGATCCGCGGAGATGTCAGTCCCAGGGTCAGGCATCACGATGATCGAATCCGTACCTGCGAGCCTCGTGCCACGTACTGTGCCCGTAGCCGGCCAGCCTCTGCCCACTGCCTGATCGTAGGTCAGCCGCTCGATGTCGGTATCGGCGTGCTTGGGATACTGGATGTCCACCAGCTCCGCGTCGGTCGGGAGCGTCGGGAGATATTCTGCGGTCGTCGTACCCTGCGTCCACGTGGGCGAGTCGATGACCCACGCGCGCACGCGACGGAGGAACCGGCGCGCTGCATCTCGGTACGCGGTGATCAGCAGCTCGTCCGGAATACCCGGGCAGCGAGTGTACAGATCCTCGATCGCGTCACTGAGGTTCAACTGGCGGCTCCACCTGGTTCATGAAAACCTGCAGGAACGCGGCGGCTTTGCCGTCCTGCGCATACTCCGAGTCCTTGCTCAAGGCTCGGGACACCATGTAGTTGATCAAGGCCGGGTGCCACTTGGCGTCGACTTCGAGCGTCGTACCCTGCGTGTGCACAACCGGATCCCTCTCCACCATCAGCTCGATCTTGGATCCAGCGTCCGCGGGAGGAGACACCCAGAACTCGGACCGGGGGTCCGGGCTCAGTGCTAGCTGCCGCGTTTCTCCGGGCGACGTGGTACGCCACGTGGGCGACGACGCGTCGAGGAGATTGAGATCAACGAACCTGATCGAACGGCCGCGGACTGTACCGGTGCCGTCCATATTACAAATCGGCCGCACGACTGCGATGGAGCCGGCCGGCAGTGATTGCTTCGACCCTTCGGCTAGTTCTACGACCTCCGAAGCTACGAACTCAGCGGGGCGTTTACTGGCGAGATACTTCAACCCATCGTTGAGGTACCCGAGCAACTCCGTGCGCCCCCACACGTCGTTGCCCGGGTCTTCCAACAACCCAGTCGCGAGATCGATAAGATCGGCCGCTGTGGTCACGGGAAGCGGGCCCGGTCACCCGGGCCCCTCCGCTCAGACTGCGGTGTCGACGGCAATGACGCCGTAGTCTTCGGACGAGCCGTCCCGGGTCGACTGCCACACCGGCTTCTTGAAGCCGATGATCTTGCCGATGGAAATGGCGTTCTGGTTCTTGAAGTCCCAGGTGTCCTCTTCCCACGCCGGAGCGCCGATGTCAGCGTAGGCCATGGCCTGCGCACCGCAGAGCAACATGCGGGCGCCGTCCTGGGCCGCCGTCGAACCCCACTTGTAGCCCAGCTTGTTGATGTCGCCGATCACACCGGCCGTCGCGCCCAGCGTGTTGAACACGTGGGTGTTCTCGTGCAGGACGAGACCGTCGACCGTCATCACCGAGCCGCTGAACACCGGGTTGCTGTCGCCACGGACGCCGGCGTTGCGGATGTTGGCGAGGAAGTCCGAGTCGAGCTTCAGCTTCGCCATCTGCTTCGGGTGCAGGAAGACGTGGTACGTCTCCATACCGTTCATCTTCAGCGGGCGGAGACGGCGATCCTTCGCGTACGCCTTCAGCTCGACGAGCATGCGGTACGACGGGGTGTCCGTCGAGGCGATGCTGGAGAAGCCGGTGGTCGTCATCGGAACCAGCGCGTTGGTCGAGCTGCCCACCCAACGATACCACCGCTTGGCGGACGGAGCCGTCACGTCGGCAGCGAACTCCAGGTCGTCGAGACCCTTACCGGCTGCGGCGGACTGGGTAACCGAGGGCGAGGCCCAGGTGCCGGACAGCGAGTAGCCGGTACGCGCGACGCCGTTGGTGGCGAAGTGGTAGCCGATACCCGACGCGGTCAGGAAGAAGATCTGGTCGAGGCGGTCGGCAAGCCAGTAGCCGAGCTGGTCGCGCGCAGTCTCACGGAAGCGGACCACGACCTTCTGGTCGGCCATCTTGCCGGAAACGCGGACGGCGTTACGGAGCTGGTCGATGCGGATCAGCTGCTCGTACGCGGTGAGCGCCTCTTCCGAATCCCACAGCTGGGTGTCGCCCATCACACCGTCGCCGGTCATATCCGGGACGAGCGTGATGCGGGCCTGCGTGCCCTTCGATCCGCCGGAGAGTTCGGTAATGCGCTGGATCATGCTGTTCGGGCCGGAGCCGGCGAGCTGCATGACAAAGCTGTTCTGACGCGCGGCGTTCCAAATGTCTTTGGACCACAGCGTCAGCTGGTTCGAGTTCAGGTTCGAGAAATTAGTAAGCGCCACTGCGCGTTCCTCCAATGCAAAGGTGAATGTCTACAACCGTTGCGCCGTTTCGCCGGTGCATGCGATGAAGAGACAGCCGATGCGTTGGCCGGAAGTACGCTCGTGATTAACGCTTCACGAGACAGCTAGTGCGAACATAGCGAAATGCAAGATGGGGCTGCTATTGTTGCGCCCCAAACAAAAAAGGCCCCGCCGAAGCGGGGCCAATGAAAGCAGCAACCGCTGCCCTCCCCCCTACATGAAGTCGCCGCGCAGGCGCGCCTTCGTAGCTGCCGGCAACTTCTCGAACTCTTCCTCAGTAAGGTTCATCACGTCGGTTGTCGGCTCTTCCGGCACCTGTGACACCGGCGCGGTCGGCGGCTGTTGAGTCGCTCGCTCGATCTTCGAAGCCACGTCTTTCGGCGTCGGGGCTTTCGGTGCGGCGGACGCGGCGGTCGAAGCCGCAATGCCGTTGAGTCGGGCCACCTGGTCCGCCGCCTTGCGGATCGCAGATGGGAAGTCCATGCCGCGGAACTCGATGAAGCCCTTGGCGATCGCCACGGCTTCCTCGGTCAGATCAGCATCGAAGTTGTCCGCCGTCGGATCGAACACCGGGTAGGCGGCGTTCACTTCTTCAAGCGCAGACTGCTGTGCAACCTGCTGCTGGCTCAGCGCCACGACCTCGTCCGGGCGCGGCACGGACTGCTGCACCTGGAGAGTGATCTGCTGGAACTCCGCCTGACGAATCTCGCCGCGAATGGCGAGCGCCTTGTCGGTGTCGCCATCGAGCACCGCCTCCATGTACTCCTTCTCCTTGCTGGTGAAGTCGTACGCCGGGGCGGGTGGTGCGCTCGGCTCGGGCGCCTGCGTGCGCACGGCAAGCTCGGCCTTCAGCCGTTCGTTCTCTTCGGCGAGCGCTTTGCGGCGAGTGTTCACCTCGTCGAAGCGCGCCTTGGGGATCATCGGCGCCTGATGTTCGGGCTCCGGTTCCGGCTCGGCTTTCGCCTGCGGCTCCGGTTCGGTAGGTGTCGCCGGCTCGGGAGTCTCGACTGACTCGGTGGGCTGCAACGCCTCGATGTCATCGCCACGATCGCCCTCCACCGGGGCGAACTCTTCGAACGCCTCTGGTGTGTACTCGAACGGGCCGATGTGCTGCCCGAAAGAGGGCGGCTGTGCGAGCGGTGCGGGGGAAGTATCGGAAACAGGCGCTGCTTCAGCGCCCTGACTGCGTGCCATATGGCCTCCTTATGAAGTGTCTATCGCGACTTTCGCGGTGTCACGCGTGCCTGCGCGCGGGATTTCTCGGCGGTTATCAGGGTCGACAGGGTCTGTGCTTCTCGGTCTTTGGCGCGGTCCATCGACTTCATCATCGTCGTGTACCGCGTGAGTTCCTTCTTGGTGCCGGTGTGCAGTCCGGCCAGCTCAAGCTTGTTCATCAGGTTCGCGATCTGCTTCGCGATGTCAGCCTTGTACTGCTGCGTCTGCATGGCCTGGTCGAACTGCGTCTCGACAGTGGCGCGCTGCTCCGCAGCAACCGCGGTGCCGGCCTGCGCGCGCTTGAGTTCGGCCGCGGCGGAGATGTCGTCGACCGACGCCATGAGCTTCTCGACCTCGGCCTGCAGCGCCTGCAACTGGAGCTGCTCCTGCATCTGCATGAGCTGCTGCTGCTCGGGCGACGGCTCGGAGAGGCCCTGCAGTTGCTTGGTCTCCTCGGCGATCTGGCGCTTGTTGTGCAGGTTGGACGACAGGA